GTCTCTGCTCGATTATGGGGTATATAAAAGATGAGGTAAGCTGGTACTTCCAACTTCCTAGCTATCTTTCTAGTGAGTGTAGTGTTCTTATAGTTTTTACCAGTCCACCGACAAGTTTCTGCCACAAATAGTACACATCCACAGCTCTTATGAAATTCAACGCAATCCAAATCAATATAACCAAGCGAACTATCCTCAATGGATCTATGCCATTCGGAATATTCATCGCCACGATTAAAATAATTATTTCTAGCCATAATTTATAATTTTCTGTCCCATTCTTCTTTGGTCATTGATGGTATGTGTTTATTAAACTGACCATAAAAAATATAGTGTATGATTGCGATGATCATAAACAGATATAATAAAAATATAAAAATTCTCTCAGTCATTTATTTTTTCTTCAACATTTCAATCTCAATATCTTTAAGATCAATTTGAGACTTTAATGTGTCAATCTCCTTGTCCTGTATTTTAATATAATTATTTTTATCTTTGATCAGTTGTTCTAATCTTTTAATCTTATCGTGTAGTTTAGTTTCTTCAAACAAACCTTCGTAAGTCATTATTTAATCTGACCAAAGGTTATTCTGAACATACCCTTCACTGGGTCCCAGTACCAGTTATCTACTTTCTTTTCTATGGCACTACAATGGGTAAGTATTGTTGCCGTAAGTATAATATAAATAATTCTCATTTGATAACCTCTATCTTTTTAACGACACATCTTGGAAATATAGTATAGTTTCCTATTTCCATTTCACCATCTTCATCAAAAGAATGACAAGGATAAATAATAACTTTGTCTTTATCTTTGTGTAAAAGATAGCCAATACTTTCACATTGAGAGTAGGTTTGCTTTTTAACCTTTTCGCTATCAACCCATTCAGGATTAGATACAATATCAATCCAGGAAACTTTAACTCTTTTATCTTTATTCAACGAAGTCATAGAAGTCATTGGGTTGTACTTGTTTGTTTGTACCAAGATATATTTTCTTCATCTCTTCCTTACGTGGTATTCTTTGCTCGTGAGAGTAACGCCAAATGTTTGTGGCAGGATTGATGTTATGTATTCCACATTGCCTAGCCATTTCTGAACAGCTAAGTTTATGTTTCTTCATGTATTCTTTAAGTGTCATTGTTCTCCTGTTTTTGTTTTGAAATATCTCTTTACCAAATTGTCTAGTAAAATCAATAGAAAAAAAACTGTTGACATCTAATAACCAATATGGTATAATAGGATATTAATAAAAACAACAAAGGGTAAAAATGACAAAGCAAAAAATAGAAAATCATACATATGTTGGTTTTCATAACGCAGTTATGGCTAATGACGGAGAAAAATTTATTTCTTTTTCTCATACAAATAAAATGTTTGCTAAAGAACAATGTGAGAAACTTCTTTTAAAATATTTTCATGATATTTCAAGAGGTTGTACATTATATTCATTAGATCATTATAATGGTGTAGTGGCTTATGTGGGTATTAAATATTCAGCACCAAAATATAAAAGAAATATGGCAACTAAAGAAAATCGTATATCAAATTAAAAATCAATTAAGGCGGCTCAGAAATGGGTCGCCTTTTTTATTTGACAAATAGGTTATTCTTATTTATACCAAATCAAAAACAATGGATTTAAAAAAACTATACGACAAAACTAATGGTGGTCAAGGTCAGGATCACTTCAGCTTTACGCAGCTAAGTAAAATGAAACCTATCGGTATGTGGATAGTCGATTACTTTGTGCGTGATCAAAAACGTAGAAGAGCTGACAAAAAGAATTTTAAATTAGGTTATGGATCTGTATCAGGGAACGTAGCACAAAGACTAATAGGTAAGTATATCTTTGAAGGTGCTGAAAGACATGACATCAAAGATAGAGATTACGATACTATCTTTAATCACGAATATAATTTATACAAAAAAGAAAGTTTTGACCAAAGAGATGATAGAATTAAAGAGATGGTTACTGAAAGATTACACGCTACCATCAAGAATGTTTTAAAAGTTGTTAAAGAAATATTTGGTAAGCAACCTTTAATGTGTGAGAGATATGTATCAATGTCACCTGAAGGTTTAGGTATAGATATATTAGGTCGTATAGACTGGGAGTCAGAAAAAATGTTTGCTGAACAAAAGTCTAAGCCACCAAGTGCAAGAGGTTTAAATATAGATAGTGTAAAAATCTACACACAAAAACTACCATTAGAACCTGATCCAATAAACATAAACCAAGTTGCTTTTTATAGAGTAGCCACAGAGAAGCAGCCGTTTTTATTTTATGTTAATGAGAAAGAATATATTATTTTTGATAACAATCATCCTGCATTATGGGATGATCATTTAGAATATTGTTATAGCGAGATGGTACAGAAAGCTATGACCATACAAAGATTACTTGAAGTAAGTAATGGCGATCCAAAGGTGATGGCAGGATTAGTAGAGAAACCTGATCTATCACATTGGACTATGAAAGACGCTAGTGCAGATCAACTAGCAGTAATAAAACAACTATGGGGTTAATGATAAACATGATAGATAAAATAAATAAGGTAAATGAATTGTGTCGTAAAGATGGCGTGTACAAGAACCTAACAACAGGTCAAAC